CTTAACCTAGGACTATGAAATAGTCAATCGTACCATTCACGAATCGACTTCGACCAATCGTCTTTATTCCACGTGGTATTGCAATTGGTCACGAGATCGAGAATATCAATATTTTCGGACGTAACCGCACCGTGTATGGTGGCACGCGCGTGTATATTCATGATTTCTTTATACTTTTTGGGTCCAAACGCATTGACACACGTATTCGTAAAAACTTTATACATCTTATTCGCGACCGCGTGGTCTCGATGCGATGCGATCCAATACGTCATGTAATCTTCATGACGATCACTATGCGTTCGCATGACGTTTTCAACGTTTTGTAAAATCACGCGTTCATTGATTTGAAGCGCGTCGACATCGCCGTCACGGATCAACTTGACCACGTTCATTTGACATTATATTGTCGAAATTCGACTTAGGTATGCTTCCACCGTGAATCGAACACGGATTTCGAGATTACAAGTCGCGCGTACTAGCCATTGTACTATGGAAGCGTTATGTGGTATTTACATACCCGTTTTTTTGTATTTATTTTACTCTTCATCCACTTCGATGTCATCTTCTTCTTCCTCTTCTTCCTCTTCACCAGAAGACACAGATTCAACACCCTGGAATGCGAACGACGGAAGCTTCGCAGACGGTTCGAGAAGTGCTTGTTGCAAACGAACAGTCACACCGAACTTATTGTCTATGAACCAGATTTGGTTTACATCGACAATCGTGAGTACCTTTTGACCCTTTTCAACACTGTCGAGTGAGATGCTTTCCTTCTTCGTGTTGTAGGCCTCGGGAACAAAACTCCCATCCGGCTTCGTGAGAATCTTAAGCTTCATGGTCGCCGGGTATTGCTCCTTACCCGGACGCACGAGCGGCTTGTACAAAGCCTCCTTCAAAACCGCGACATTGAACTCCTTACCGAGCCACTCCTTAGAGTTCTTGGCGACGGTTTCGACGATGATATCATCGAGTTGCTTCAGTTTGTCGTGAAGAGCCATAGCATCAGCATTATCGGAATCAAACGACAGGTCGAGCGAATAAGACGTGCGTCCACTGGTTTCGTCGGTGTACGCACTCAAACCATACGGAGACCGCATGAAAGGGAGTTGAATGTAGAGTTTTTTGTTGTTGTCGCCATTGAGGTAGACAGCCTTTCCACCGTTTTTGTTCTTACGAAGTTTCGAAAATCCCACAGACGCGGGGTTGAATTCAGATGCTTGTTGGATAGCGAGCGACATGTTAGTGTGTTATATATCTACTGGGATCCCAAACTTTAAGCAAATTTTTTTCTCCAGGAACAGTAAACAAAATGGGTCTCTTTAAGGATTGTGGATGTGGATGCGATGGCTCCAAGGCACGAAGCAAGTTTGTGATTTCGATCATCTCGGCTCTACTTTTCTTTATCGTCGCGAATCCGAGCACGTTCATCATCGTGCGTAGAATTCTTGGTGCGTGGGTCGCGAGCCCGAACGGGTGTCCGACGATCGCCGGACTCGGTGTGCACACGCTCGTGTTCTTTTTGATTGTGTGGGGTATGATGCACATTCAAAAGGAAGGTTACTCAACCGAAGACCAAACCGGACCGTCGGAGACGATTTCTCCGGAAGAACTCGCGAAGATCGAAGCCGAACTGAAGGCAGAAGAAGAGGGAGAGGAAGAAATCCCGTCGATGAAGGACACACCGACAGCGGAACCGTACATGTCTGAAATCTCGTTCGCGCCTTCGCCGAATATGGGTAAGAAGACAAAACTCGGTTCCCTCGACTTGGGTATGGACATGGACGCGGCGCCGATCTCCACGAAGAAGAGTGGTAAGTATACATCGTGCAAGTGTGCCGATGGTAACGAAATCATGCTCATGCGCTAATTTAATACAAACGAACGTTCAGTCGTTTGTTCTATTTTCATGTACACAATATCCTTTATTTTTTCAACCATATTTAGGACATGCTTTTCGCAAATTAAATAACAATTTTCGAAAAATATGGCACCTTTATGTTCGACAATCAGCGGTCCGCTCTCCCCGATCGCTGCTTGAAGAATCTCAATCATATATCTATTCTATCACGGTTTCTTAAAGTCCGTTCTCAATCATGTACTGCGCGACGACACTCTGCACTTCGGCGGGTTCACCCTTCGCGTCGGCTTCACCCTTCAAAGCGACCGGCTCGGCCTTTTTCATACCCTTACGCATCTTACGCTTACCACCCTTACGCATCTTACGCTTACCACCGTTTCTTTTCTTCATTCGTCGCTTCATGAGTTCACGGGCGATGAAAAAGCCGATGAAACCACCGACGACGAGGGCGAGAAACACTGTGAGCATGGAGTACCCTGGAGCCACTTTGGCGTTGTTCATTATATATATACTGGAGATTTATTATTAATCGACCCACTGGAGTGCCCGGACATCCACACCGCGGATCGTGTCTACCGTTTCATGACGACATAAGATTAAAAGTCGTCGTCAAACCCAATATCACCTGAGTCATCGTCGAGCTTTCCATAATCACCCACCCGTTTTTCAAAGAAATTGGTTTTTCCATCGAGACTGATGTTTTCCATGAAATCGAATGGATTCTTAGAATTCCAGATGGCGGGTTGACCTATCTGTTTGAGAAGACGATCGGATACGTATTCAATGTACTGAGACATCTTTTCAGAATTCATACCGATGAGATTACACGGGAGCGACTCCGTGATGAATTCCTTCTCGATCTCAACTGCTTCTTTCACGATGGAATGAATGGTAGCGGTCGTTGGTTTATTACGTAATATCTTGAAAAGTTCAATCGCGAATTCTTGATGAAGCCCCTCATCACGAGAGATAAGCTCGTTACTGAAACACAAACCGGGCATGAGGCCTCTCTTCTTGAGCCAATAAATAGCGCAGAAGGAACCAGAGAAGAAGATACCCTCAACGCACGCGAAAGCGAAAAGACGTTCGGCGAATGAACGCGACTTTGTGTCAAACCACTTCATAGCCCAATTGGCCTTCTTCTCTATACATGGCACCGTATATATGGCTTCGAATAATTCTTTCTTCTCTGATGGATCTTTGATATACTTATCTATGAGTTTGCTGTATGTTTCTCCGTGAACCATTTCATTATGACATTGATACGCATAGAAAGAGCGAGCTTCGCTTATCTGTACCTCATCCGCAAAGTTATTGTTAATATTTTCAAAAACAATCCCATCGGATCCAGCGAAGAATGCCAGGACATATTTTATGAATTTCTTTTCATTCTCGTTCATCGTCTTCCAATCGTCCATATCCTTGGACAGATCAACCTCCTCGGCAGTCCAATTACTCATTTGAGCCTTCTTATAGAGCTCCCACAGGTGGGGGTGTTTCAGGGGAAAGACTGTAAATCTATCAAGCGTGGGTGCTAAAATAGGTTCGTAATCATTTTCAATCCAATCTTGAAATTCAAAATAGTTCCCGACCCGACGATCGTCAATAAATATTTGAGGGTAAGTGTCGAGCTTTCCATCACACAATTTCTTGAGTTCGTCCTTGTCAATCATGATCTTTTCATAATTGATGTTTTCCGTTTCACACAAGTTAACCGCGTGGTCACAATACTGACATCCTTCCTTCGAATAAATAATGACTTTCATCTGTGATATTATTCGTGATTATTTTTTGTGGTAAAATTTTAAGCATGATTGTTGCATCCGATATAATTGAAAATGATATAGTGAAATTACTTGTAAATGAAGAGGGAATCGAAGACGAAATGTACGGGGTGGTCGGTATGAACACTGGCCTGGTACTTGGAATTCGTTATCTTAATCCAACAGAACTTGTATACAAGTCTGCGTGTGTCTACCAATTAGAGGATGATGAACATGATATGAATCCCGCGCCTTACGAAAGCGTGATGGAACACTATCCGAGTGGTACAGTGTTTCAAGACTTAGAGTTTAAGTCACTCGGAAACAATATGTACGCGCACTACTCCGAAATTGACATGGAAGACAGTGACAGTGAAATTTACGACGAAGATGAAAGTGACTCTGAAATGGAAGACTTTATCGTACCCGACGACGAAATCGACGGACAAGTCATTCCACCACAAGACCACGATAAAATCGATGAAGAATGGGATAAATGGAAGCCCTCGACTCCAGGAGCTCGCAGCTTCAAGGATACGGTGGATACCATTGAAATGTACGCAAAACGGCACGCGGATAATCTTAATTTTTAGACGCCTAAGTTTTATGTAAAATCCGGCATTTTAAAAGGTTGGTAAAAAGAATAACATGCTAGCCGCTATATGGTCCGATGTGGACAGACTTCTTAACAATTCAAAAGAACAAAAGCTAGTGGATATCAATATATGTAGAGAATGCGATGGCGTTAAAGTCATTGGCTCAGATGGATTTCCCGTGTGTTCATCATGTGGACTCATGGATAGTACATTCATCGACGAGTCGCCCGAGTGGACGAGTGGAATTTCCGATGATGGAACAGTAAACGATCCGTCTCGGTGTGGAAACCCAAATGCAAACCCAGAACTCTTTTCTCAAAATTGGGGCAAGGGTACCGTGATTTCTACATATAGAGCGTCAACATACGAGAATAAGCGAATGGCAAAAATTAATTTTCACATGTCCATGAACCACAGGGATAGATCATTATTTCACGCCTACAAAGATATCGATGAAGCGTGTCACACACTTCCCGATTGTATTCTCAAGGATGCCAAAATTATGTACAAAAAATTCAATACAGAAAAACTTACACGGGGCGCGGTGCGTCTCGGAATCAAAGCGAATTGCGTGCTCTACGCGTGCAGACTCGCGCAATATCCAAGAACAACGAAAGAGGTCGCCGATATGTTTGGCATTCAATCCAAAGATATTAGTCGAACCACTCAAATATTCAAAGAAACCCTGATGGGTAAAACGGAAAAAAACTACGTAACGAAACCTATTGATATTATGCCCCGGTTACTCGGCGCTTTCAACGTATCGAGGGAAGAACGATTACAATGTAATAAAGTGTGTGCCACGCTCGAAGATTGTGTTGAACTCATGAGTAAAACACCGAATAGTATCGCGTCCGCAATCATTCTCGTAGTATTAGGTCATAGGTGTTCAAAATCCGAAGTGTGTGAGAAGTGTTCGATATCCGTGCCGACTATTAATAAGATAGAGGGTATCATCAAAAAACACTTAGAGGTTAAAGCTCAGAAATAGTTAAATGACGAAGAAGGTCTTTTTGAGTACACCATGCTACGGGGGTTTGTGCTTAGAAAAGTATATGATAGGTATAATAAAATTACAACTCCATTTGATAAAGCATAATGTTCAGTTATTTATTGACACAACTGAAAATGAATCTCTCGTACATCGCGCGCGTAATGTAGCCGTGGGTCGTTTCATGCAAAAAACAGACGCCGATTATTTCATGTTTATTGATGCAGACGTGGATTTTGACCCCGAAAGTGTACTACGACTTATTAACTCTGGTCACGATATCTCTGTCGCGTGTTATCCCAAAAAGTGTGTCATGTGGGATCAAGCTGCGAGTGCCGTCAAGAATGGCGACGACAGAAATATGGCCATGTTGTCATCGAGTCTTGTTTTAAATTTTGGCGCCGCGAGACGACCGGTTGAGAATGGATTTATTGAAATTCTCGATGGACCGACGGGTTTCATGCTCATAAAACGAGATGTATTCAAACAATTAGAGGATAAGTTTCCGGAATTGTGGTGTAAGAATGACCACCAGAATCGTGATTTCGACGACTACCACGCGTGTTTTGACTGCATGATCGACCCCGAGTCAAAGCGATATCTCTCGGAAGATTATGCATTCTGTCGCAGGTGGCAACAGTGTGGTGGTAAAATTTATGCCGATATTAATACAACACTCGGTCACGTTGGAAATCTTCCGTTTAGTGGATGCCTCAATGAAAGGCTTAAGGCTTAGAAAAGTTATATATAGAGTATGAAGATCATAACAATTCTCACGACTCGGTCCAAGTCGTGTCATGTGAAGACCCTTCACACGATACTTAGACTCAATATCAAGTGCCTCGAACGTGGTGTACATAATGAGATCATTTTCGTGAACGACGATCCATATGAAAAATCAGAGGCCATATCTATCGCGGTTAAGAAAACACCCGATAAGATTTTATTCATTGATTTTGGTGTCGGTATGGATGATGATTCAATCCTTCAGGCTTTTGAAAAGCATGATGGTATCGGTTGTCTCGTATTTCCAGGTGTAAAGGAAGGTATCGATTGGGGTCTTTTCAAGGCGAAGGTACGAGATGATAACTGCGAAGAACCACCGAGTCAAATGGGGCTTAATTTTGACACAGAAGTCGGGAAGAAAATTTCAAACGACATCTACACAGTAGACTCAACGTCTGCAAAGGTGTGGTTAATGAATTGTAAGAATGCGACCAAGTTTATGAAAGATAAAAAGACTGGAAATTTTAAAATTCTACCGAGAGCCGAGCAGATGTTTCAAAAATTCAAAGAAAATGGAATGAAGATTCATGCATTTACAGCGGCTAAGTTAACCATGACTTATTCACATGAGTGCATTAGTAACATCCTTAACGCTGCGGGTGTGTCAACAAATTAAAGCTTAAAATCCATATAACAATATGTCTATAAAGTCGTCGGAACCACTTTATAAATATGTCGTGGACTACATACACAGAGTGTGGGGTACAAAGGAATATTTTCCGGGACCGCAACCGATATCCATAGAGCGTAAACATTTTCACATTTTACAAAATAACGAATACGTCGTATGTGAAAAAACGGACGGTCTTCGTTACATGATGGTAGCCTTGACATACGAGGGTTCGCGTAAATGTATTTTCGTCAATCGATCGTTTGAGATGTTTGAAGTATCCGTGAGTTTACGTCGTCCGGCGTACGAAGGAACGATTCTTGACGGTGAACTGTACGAAGATACACTCATGGTCTACGACGCCATAATCGTCAATGGAAAACCTGTCGGACACATGAATTTTAATGATCGCATCGATGCCGTGCATAAACTTCTGAAGACTATTATTTATGTCAAAACAGACAAATACAGACTCAAATTGAAGACGTTTCACCCACTCATTAAGTTCAAGACTTTTATGGATGATTATCTACCGAGTGTGCAACAACGGGTCGATGGTCTCGTATTCACACCCGTGAATGAACCCGTTAAAATCGCAACGCATGAAACAATGTTTAAATGGAAACCCCTTGAAAAAAACACGGTCGATTTCTGTATGAAAAAGGGTCGTAGTTTTGAAGGTGTTGGTAAACCCGGAGTTCCGGTTTGGAAATTATACGTACAAGAGAAGGGAAAATTGTTTTACGAGAGTGAGTTTCCACTCAGTCGTATGGATGAACCTTGGTTCGAAGAAGGCGCGATCGTTGAATGTATGTATATAACGTGGGAAGACGGACCTCTGTGGTGGAAACCACTGAAAAGACGTCGCGATAAGACCTATCCAAACAATAGACGGACATTTTATAGAACACTCGTGAACATCAACGAGAACATTGAGATGAAGGAGTTTTTAGATTGTATACCAAGAAGTAATGCCCTGTACGGGTAGGAAGTGATTGTTCTGTGACGAAATCATCGTTTTTGTAATACCATTTACCCTTGTGTTTCGTGAAAGCTACGTAATGCCCCCCGAACTGCACACCCACGTGAATACCCGTCGCGACGAGTGAATATTCGAATTGATTTATAAATATTTTTTCCGATACATCGATGTGACTCTTTTTATCGAATGAAATCATGAGTACTTTTGGGAGTTCTGAAAATATACACCGAGTTGTCGCGATGTGATGTACACGACCATTATCGTCGATGAAATCGGTGAGAGGATTCCATTTGATTGACTCCTTGAGCATCTCTTCCATCGATGTACCCCGTGAACACATTATATGAACACTGAAGTCTTCACTTCGCTCCGACTTTCCACCGGGCCACACCGTTTGTTGAATTTTTTTACCATAAAACCATTGCTTAATATCTGGAACAGACTTTTCTAATATATCTATGATGCACAATATAGTCTCTTGAATGTCGTGTTGCTCGTGGTCGATGAATCTCGGAAACTTTACTTGAAAGAGTTTTCGGAGAAGGGATATATCTATGACGCGTGTATCACTCACTTTCCAAAAGAGTCGCGTCATGTGTGCGTAAACTTTTGTAAATTCACACGGTCCAGTGTATTCATGATCTATAAAATAATTCGATAAACATGGTATATGTAAAAGACACTGTATACTTGTATTAAAGTAACAGGTATTTCCAGAGTTACGGAAACCCTTCATTTGAATTTATGAATAAAAAAGGCTTAAGAGGAAAACGCGAATGTAGAATGTAAGAAAATATGAACGTCGAATCTATTCTCAAGAAGGTTGAATCCGCGTTCGATGCGAACAAATTAGATCCTTTGGTTGAAGTTGAGATTCGTCTCGGTAAATTTAATGGATCTATGTTTGACACGAATGTTGGAAAAGATGTATTCGAGAGAATTTTGAGCGGTCTCGAACAATACGATGGATGGGAGGACGTAAAAGTTATGTCGTCTGAAGTATTTTATAGAGATCGGGACAGTGTTCGTATGAATGTCGACGACGATACGGGTGATCAGACCATCGTACAGAAACGATCCATGTTCAAGGAAGACATAAAAAAGGTAAAAAATGCTCCTTTCGATGTCAGGTTTAGCATATGTCGAGAAGTACCCATGCCGGAAGATGGTGATTACACAGACATGGACCGTAAGCGATTCAAAGAACGAAAATCATTTGTACGCAAAAATCTTAGTATTGACATGACTAAATCAACGGGCGATACGGTTGACATGGACGCCGAAGATGCGGCGTCGTATCAAGTTGAGTTTGAGATCATCAAACCGAGTGATGTACACACATCAGAACAATTGTTCAATATCGTGCATAAAATTAACGATGTATTTAAATTGTTGTCATCTAATAAATGATCACGACAGTGTTTTTGCTTTTGGTCGCCGGTGCTCTCATGTACGACAGAGCCGTGAATACTGAAGAAGTGGCTGGATCCAAATACTTTTACATGAGCCATGGAATGTCCAAGGGTATGTATAAGCGCATGGAAGATTCGGGTGTCACCTCAGAGTCTTTGAAGTCGTTCGTCCACATGGAAAATCGCATGCTTGAAGTCGAACATTTAGCCGTGTGTAGCGGTATTCCTAGAAGCCTTGAAGTGACCGCACTGTCTCAGCAGATAAAGGATAGATTTCCCGCTTTTGACTTTACATACCATAGTCTTCATATTAAACAAGCCTCGGAACCAAACCGTCTCATCAACAAATCGATATCATGTTGATGAGTGATTTTAGTAAATATCTATGTTTTACAGATTCGATTCTATGTATCCTTTTCAATATAAAAAGAATAAGTTCATTATCATCGGGTTTCCGGTGCTCTTCAAGCCACTTTCTAGGGTCTTCGCTATCTACGAAATCGTCCGTGTACATGTATCTGAACTCTAAATAAGACATGAGTTTTTCAGATTCTCTACCATTTCGTATATAGTCTGCGATCACGTAAATGATACCGTCTAGGAATTCTTCCCGGGCCATGTGCATCCACGAATCTTTGGGTGTTCCCCAAGTCACTGTATCATCGTCTACGCGAACACCGTGGCCATACTTAGTCTTGCCGAGCTGTAATCGCTCAAGAATAAGATCACGTGGGTCTTCCATGCTAGTCATGTAATGCGTGACGTCTTTATGTCGTTGGTATATATTCCCAGTGAAGATCACTGCATATATTTTTCCATATGACATCTTGTTGGTATAACTTCTCTTTCGACTTTAGGAGTGGAAAGTATTGAAGATATTCATCTTCACCTAATAATTCACAAAACTTGTACAAAACGTATGAATAACTCAAAAAGTTCTTTCTATCTGGTGGGCAGTGTCTATCGAATGGCTGTTGTATATCTTTGAACATGATTCTGAGGCGTTCCTCGAGATCCTGTGGCATGCTCGGGGGTTTTATACCGTTGAGTATATTTGTTATATATGGAACATGTTCATAGTATTTATTGAGTCGAAGCTTTTTCAAAAGTCCGCGTATTCGGGCGTGTGTGATTTCTTCGAGTGATTTGATTTTGAGTTTCTTGAGTTCCGCGTGAAGTTGTTCTATGACTTCATTTGGTATGGTTGTCATTTCTTGTGCTTGAAATTGTGACATCTGTTCATTGAAATGGTTCTCGCGTTTATATGAATAATTGACAACCTTTTCTGTATTCTCTTGCTCTTCTCGGTACGTGAGCTCTTCGCTAATTAAGCAGGCTAAGACGAGACCACATTCTTCACATATAAGATCGCTCGTGTCTTCAAAAAATACGACATTACTCCGCTTACATTGTGGACAGTCATCCGTCTTTCTTTCGACGGGTCTATTGACGTTTTGATTTTCAACCTCACTCAAGTAATCCATAAATATATCCTTTCTTTGAAGACCTTGTGTCTCTTTACAATTGAATACATTATCCACGGTCGTAACACTTGAAGCGTCTTCGACGTGTCGATTCATATAAGGCATACATTTGATTATGTAATCTGACATTTCATTCTCATACGTGCTCTTATTTTGTGGGTCACTCTCAATCAACTCTTTCCACCTGTCGATTTTGTTGTTGTATCTACTTAAAAAGTTACCCTCCATATAAAATAATGTTCACCAATCTTTTAAACCGTGTTATTGTTTGGGTGTACACTGTCTATAAATATGCAGTCACCGTACCGGACTACTGCATTGAGCACGCGAGTATGGAATATACGGTGAATCCAAACGAAGCTTACGAAATCCGAGATAAATTCTGGAAAGATGAATCCCGTCATTGGGATAGATCGACCGACGAAGTCTATTGTGATTTAACATACAAGGATTATATAAATACAAATATTCCCGAAAACATTTCAAAGACTATTCTCAGGATTAAATATTGGTACAATGGTAAATTGTATAAATTGATTACCGAAAACATGAACTTCTGTCTACCCGATGACCTAGAAGGAGGTTTTACGTTTAGTATCCCTTTGGGTGAAGCCTGGTTGGTTGATCACGACGATAAACCGATGAGAGACATCACCGAAAAGGTGAAGCGATACGCTGGACCTAAAAATGATTTTCATGGAGAAAAGGTGAGAATACGTGATATGTTGTATTACACTGAAGATACATTACAAAAGTATTACCCGTCGATTCGTTTAACGAATGCGTTTGGTATGACTAAAAATGTGAGTACTCTTGAAGGTTTTACGAGTGATCTTCGGTTGCCTTAGTCGCGAGGTAGAATCTCAATTCACCCAAATCGGCGACATTATATTTCAAAATCAAAAAACGATTCGCTTCTTCTTGAAGGAGTTGTACAGATGCACACATACTCGTGGCTTTTGTAAATATATTCAGATACTTCAATGAATAGAGTCCAGAAATAGTCGGACTCTCTTCATTGCAATCGATCTCGGTTTCTTGGTTTGCGAAGTCACCTTCGCAACGAAGTTTAAGTTTGGTCCCATCACGGGTGATTTCTATTTCACTCCCAATGTTTGCCATGTCTCGACAAAGACGTTGCAAGTCCATGGACGGTAAAGTTGTGACGGTTGTCATTTGAATGTCCGGGACTTCAATTTGACTTTCGTTGATATCGAGAAGTTTCAATTCGAAACTTGTACTCGTTTTCTTTGCTTCGCTCACGATTTCAATATTCATAAATTCCTTCGAATCGACAGTAATTTTCAAAACGTCGTTGTTTGTGATGGATTTCAAAAGTTTGAATGTATTTGAAATATTTATACCCGCGATGACTTCGTGTTCGCACACGTATTCTTCAAAGTTTTCAGCTGGTAAAAACATATCGACGAGAGACGTTCTCGCTGTGTCGAGTGTGACGATATACATCCCACTCGGCTTAAAGTATATATTCAGGTCATTGAGTACATCCTTCAAAACTTCAAATGTAGATTTAAACGCCGAAGCTTGGATCGTTACCAATCTCATGTCTGTAGATTTATTTACTCACTTCTTTATGTTATTATACGCATCCGATACACTCATCGTTATTCGATCTTCAAGATCCTTTGTCATCGCCGGCTGTAACGAACGTCCGTAACTATCCAAATTAAAAATATCGCCATCGTCGTCGTCACCGTCTAAAGAAGATACAGCACACGCTGACCCGAACCCACAACCACCAAAATCATTCGACGGGAGTAGGGATTCCAACCACGCTTTAATTTCATTCCCAACCAGTATCTTACCGTTTTGAGTGAGAAGTGTTGGTACGCGCGTTATGGAGTTGCCGTATTTCGGTGGTATGCCCTGGGTGTTTACATTATGAAATTTTACCATTTGTTTGAAATTTTTATTCTTTTGAATATAATCAATAATGTCTAAGCTATGCGCACACCTTGGACTATAAATCAGTAGTGACATTTATATGTACTGGTTTATTTTCTCAATTTAAATTAACGCATGATGAATGGACTACCCATCGCCCTACTTTTGATCGTCGTCCTTCTTTTGACGGTCAGACGCGAATCTTACAGTGAAGTTTTTGGTTTCTCAGGATGGAGCAAACCCAATGAAGGTATCATCCTCGATGACCCAGTCGAAGACATCTCTAAATATCGTATGGTCGAGACTAAGATTGACAACGACACAATTCAACGCATCGTCCTCGCGACAAACGCCGCGATCAAGACGAAGACCGGTATATGTAATTACATTATTGAAACGACATCCATTAAGAAGTTCGTGGAGCGAAGTGGACCGAAGGAATTTTACCGCGCGATGTTTATGGCTGTGAAGAATAATGGATTTGCATTTGGTTTCGCTGTGACTGTGGATGTCGAAGTTGTCGGGGACGCCGTGAAAGTTAAGTCTCTGCGAACACAACCGATCGACGCTGATATCCCGAACGATATCAAGCCGTTCACCGACGGTGAAGCCGGTCAAGATTTTGTCGAATACAAGCTCGTCAAAGAGAAAGCCGTACCGACTCGAAGTGAGTTTGAATCCGCTAAAAATAAATTCCGTTAATTGTAATGATCAGCATCGATGATGTTCAAAAGATCGAGAACACACGAAAACAAATAAAGAAGGAAATATATACTAAAATCTTCGAACAGTTTTCAAGAAAGATTAAACAGACGGCCGAGTTTGGTCAGAAGCAGGTTTTTCTCAGGGTTCCGAGTATTGTCATGGGATATCCGTCATTCGATCGAACGATCGCCGCGAGATACCTTAAGCGACAGTTGGATAACGGTGGATTCGTCACGCAGTTAGTATCTGAAATCGATATATATGTCACGTGGGACATAAAAGTAAGCAGGGAACAAAAAACTCACGAAGAAGACCCGGACATTGAATTTCCAAGCTTTGTCAATCTCAGAAAGATTGCAAATGAATACAGGAAATAGTGCGTGGTAATCTTCTTATTTAAAAAACCACTTAATCATAAATGGACAATTTAAACGTACTCGTCGAGGCTAAAAAGGAGTACCTCGGACAATTGTGTCATCTCATGACCCCAGTTATGATTCAGGTGTTTCAGGACATGTATGATGAAGCTACGAAGCTTTCCAAGGGACGAAAGGTGCTCATCATGTATCAAAAACTTCTCAAGGAAGTTCCGAATTGGTCGAACGCCATGTCGAAATCGCACTCGGACAACATCACGGAACGTTGTTCGTGGTTTAGTGATTTATTAGCCGCTGTTTTTGTCGCGTGCACGAAGATTCTTTCAGCGGTGCGTCTCAATTCGGTAAACAAGAAGATCAGTCTCAAACTTCCTACAAACGAAGTATTCATCCAGACCGTATACAATAACGCCGCGAAAAATGTGTACAAGGATCCGTATGTGTATCACGAAGAACAATCGGAATACGCGCGCGACGAACAGTTAACGATTCGATTTTGTGCGTGCATCGAAGAATCCATCAAGGAACTCATTCCCGTACAACAAATTCTCCAGACGTACATGTCTCAAGAAAGTAAGGATATCGACATCGGTGATACAGAAGAACCAGAGGATCCGGACGTTTTTGAAGGTGACGACATGGAACAACAACCCGAACTCGGTGATGAGCCCATGACGGAACCGCGTCCAATGGACGAAGAACTTCCACCGATGGAAGCGGATAACGAAGACATCGCACCGGTCGAGGAATTGGCTCGGCCTATGGGGTCTCCGCTTGATAATGAATTCAAAACGATAAATACAGTCGAAGCTCCTCATCCGGTCGCCCCCGTGGACGCGAGAGATGAAGACGTGTTTTTTGGTGATGCACCAGAGCGCAGAACAAAAAAAGTTGGCTATAATTAAATGGAACTCTCCGACTATCTCCGAGACCCCATGTGGGCGGCACTCATAAGTGGAATTATCACCGCAATTTATATTCACGCGAAGGCCCAACTCAACAACGAAGGTAAGCTTCAGCTCAGCGCGTACTCGAAGCCGGCGGCGCTCAACGCGATACTCGTTTATTTCATCGTTTCGAATGGTATCGGACAACGTGAGTCGATTTCCACGGAACCTTTTTAGACTTAAAGATTTTGAGGGTATACTAATAAAATGGCGTCGGTTTCTGCTTTTAACGACATGATGACTCAATTTCTTGTGGAATTGCACAAGACTTTCCCACAGGAGAAAGGCATTAAAAAGTTCATGACTCAATTCGAGCTCTTGAAGGATACGAATCCGCGAATGGCGGTCGACACGTTCATGGGGGGAATTACTCCCTACGCCGATAAGATTTCCCAAAAGGATGAATCCTTCGTGCTCGAAGATCTCGATAAGATTGATTACTTATCTGAATTGAATTTCAAGGATAATTGGAATTCGTCACTTTCGACGAATACGAAGGACGCTATCTGGCAATACATTCAAACCTTATATATGCTTGGTACCACGATTACAGCCATCCCTTCAGAGACGCTGGCGATGATTGAAAACATCGCGAAGGACTGTGCCGATAAGATGGGTGATGATGGTAATGGTATCGACGAGGCCGCGCTTATGAAGACGATGAACAGTATGTTTGGTAACCTTATGAAAAAATAACCTCACTCTATATAAATGAAGGCTTGGTTTGACGACCCGAAACAGCTGATCAAAGTGGATCGAGTTCTCCAATTCTGGCCCACTAACAAACAATCACCAGAGGAACGCGTAAATGCCGCATCGCGGTTCGTGATTTACGCGACATGTTTTCTTTATTTGATTCGTCGTGACATTCGTATCTTCGTGCTCGGAGCGACGGTTCTCGGTGTTCTTTATGTAATGTACAAGGCTAAGATGATTAAGGAAACGTACGGGCGATCGACGTTTGGTGGAAGCTCGTGCCAGATGCCATCCATAGATAACCCCATGGCGAACGTTTTGTTGACGGATATCACAGATAACCCCAATAGACCCCCGGCGTGTGACTACTCGTCGGTTCGTCCCATCGTTCGAAGTTTCGTCGATGACCGCATTCCTTATGATGCGGGGCGTTCGAGATCTCCGTTACCCGCGCAGCAACGAAGTGCGGCGTCTCGACAATTTATTAGTGGCCCGGTGACGTCGATCCCAGGTGACCAAACGGCATTCGCTGAATGGTGCTATGGTGACAAGAATCGGTCGATGTGTAGAAGTGATGTGGGTGCATGTAGCCCAAATGCGAGAGGAGCTCAGCTCGGCCCTTTCTCGGGATTAGATTTCAGCGGAGACAGACGATAAATATTCTTATCTAATAGTAAATGGCATATCAGCTCCAACCTGGCTTGTCGCTCGTTGAAAATCCTGCAATCCCGACAAATCGCGCGACGGATGACGTTTTCGTATACCCTCAACCGAGTACGTTGAACCTTGGTTCGAGACCGCAGACCATGCTTTATGGTACGGCGCCGTACATGGCTGGTAAGGGATCTCCAGCGCAGTACATTGACACGAGTGATGAGCTCAGACCGCAGTCGACTTCGCAATTTAACAAGTTTTTGGTGAAGACGCACGAACGTAATTTCTTTCCTCTTCAAAATATTGAATGTAAATTGCCACTTCAGTCGACAACGTATGAACCAGCCAGTACACGCGCCGACCTTCAGAATGGCTTGTTTAACCAGAGATATCATAATAAAAATATTAGCAAGAAGTAAGAATGGCTGATCCCATCTCAGTTTTGGCGGTAGCTGGCTTGGTGTACGTGGGTCGAACACTCAGTAAAGATACTGAACCCCAACAATTGGGGCCTCGACTCGTCACCGAACCACAAGAACCATTATTGTCTGATCAAATTCCACAATTTAGAGAAACACGTTTCGATAATCCGATGCCAGTGACATCTAAGAACGAAACACAATCTTTTGCAGTCATCGCCCCGCAGCAGCGAAGTGGTGGACAAGAGGTTTTGAACATGCGAAATCGTATGTATGATCAAGGGCGCATGAACAATTTATCACCCATCGAGAAGCAAATGGTTGGTCCAGGTGTCGGTGTCGGTCCGAACGTGCCGGCGTACGGTGGTTATCAACAACTACTTCGTATCAACCCGGTCAATGTTGGTGAGTATCGTCTCACAACACTCCCAGGTCGATCGGGTCCGGCTCAAGATATCAGTGGTGGTCGCCATGGTCTCATCGGTAAAGTCACGCACAACATGCCTGAAAAGACTGCTTTCCTTCCAGAAAGACGTCCGGAAATGCCGGGGCGTGCACAGGGTATGGGTGGACGTTTGGTTCGTCAGGAACACGAACGCACCAAGCGAACGACCAATCGTTCGGAAACTGGTTTGCGCACCGACGGCCTCGAAAACGCACCCGCGAAGCGATTCATACCCTTGGGTACGATGGCTCAAGACCCCACGCGTAACAAGTTTGATGCGAATGAATTCCAGTACAACTACAACAATCAACCCGTACCGAATATTAACAGTTTCCACGGTGGATACACGAATGCCCCGGGTAACAGAATCGCGGAAGAACGTGGTAATAAGGGTTACACCACAGAGCAGCTCCAGGAGTATGGATTCAGAGCGGACGATCGTCGTGGGAAGGCGAACAGACCCGGAAACGCGGGGCGCATGAATGTCAGAGAGACAGCCATCAAACAAAGTGGCCTTCTCTCGAGTGTTCGTTCGGACACGACCAGAATTGATGGTCGTATGAATGCCGCCAACGGTGCTTGGACTCAACAATACACCAACGATAAGTATTACAATTTCAACGCGTACAAGGGTAACGCGAACCCGAATGCCAGGTGCAATGAACTCGATGTCGCGAAGAACCAACTCGCAAACAATCCATTATCCCAACGCTTCTATTAATTCGTTTTAGAATACCAGAGTAAAACACTCATTAAAATATTGTACCTATATTTTAATGAAGGTCCACAGCCTCGACATAGATAGCAGTGAAAGAGATGCTACTTTATACCCGTCTTCGTCAAATTACGTCGTGAGTTTAAATAACCCAATCTATAACGTTTCCAAGATCTCACTCGTGTCCGCAAAAATTCCAAACACACAATTACTTATTCACGAAGCGAATAAGAGCTTCAGTGTCAACGGAACACTCGTCACACTCGACGAAACCAATTATTCTAACGCACACGATCTCGCGACGGATTTGTTAAATGAACTCGCGCCACCCGTATCGAATGTGACGTCCGTTGTATACGACGATGATACGAATGCAATCACATTTTCAAACGTCGGAAACTCGAACGCATTTTCATTTGATTTCAGAACGGGTGTGTATGGATACACGAGCAATACATCTGTAAAGACAACACCTCACCAAGTCATAGGACTTTCGTCTCTTGATTATGTATCGTCGAATGGACGAATCACGACTGGAGCTGTCAATCTCAGTGGTCCGACATCCATCATCGTTCGTTTAAGTTCGGGTTCGGACGAATTTAGTAAGACTGTATTTTCGGATACACCGTTTTACACCGGTCGCATTCTTACGAAAAATGGGGAGATTGTTCACAGTGGTGCGGATGATCCCATGACACACGTGTTTCATTCCGGTTCACAGAAATCTATCCGAGATCTACGCGTCGAATTTTTCTACATGAGTCACGGACGTCTCATTCCATACGATTTTAGAAACCAAGATCACGTGCTTAAGTTTGAAATTACATGTTCTACGGATAAACTCGAAAGCTTACCAAAGGTAGATAGAAAGACGGAATTGCCGCCACCAATAAGTATTCCTGAATTGGAGAATCCTTATAGATGGAAAGAGTATGCATCCATAGCTTTGATTGTTTGTGTCGGTATCATAGCACTAATGCTTACGAAACGTAAACCAAGAGTCGTACTTACGCCCGCGTAACCGCGTAGACCGGCTGGAGCGGCTTACGAACACGAGACGACATTTGCGACATGATGAGGTAGACCGTGACAGACAAAAGCGTCGTGAACAAAGCGGTCAACGTGTAGTGCATGCCACCGTTGCGCTGAACCTTGACGATTTGGTTGATCAAAAATCGGACCAAGTCCATCCACGCGAGGGCGGCCGCGAAAGAGAATCCCGCAACCACCGCGTTGAGGGATTGAGATTCGAGTTCCTGGGTGACCAAGGTGACAGCGTCGATCGCTTGCTTCATTATATTATAGTATACTTCTAGAAATTATTCCGGAAGTAGATCTTCCTCGAGTGCGATTTTTTTGAAATTTGTTTTTTTGTATCCTTTCGTCCTGGAAGTTTCATCGTCACTATCGCTATCGGATTCGGAATCGGAGTCAGAGGCACTATCATCGTCATTCTCAATAATTTTGAATTCATTCGTGGTCCATCCCTCCACAGTGCTCATTACTATTAATAGCATTTTTTAACAGCTCCTCGATCGGACTCTGTGGTTGCCACGAATCCCACGAGTCGTATGCCTCGTTGATGGCCATGAATGCGGGGTCGTCTCCTGAATATCGTACGAACTCGACACTGTCATCGTCGATGACCATGAGATCGTCTTCGTCTTCGTCTTCGTCTTCGTCCTCGTCGTTATATATTTCCGGAAAGTGGCTACCGATTTGGAGTCCAACCGTGCGCATTGCGCAATACTTCGCGGCGTACTCAAAGTCTCTACTGAGTACGGCATCTCGACCACACGCTTTCGCGTATTCACATGAAAGCATGATGGCTTTTTCCACGACGGGAGTCACGATATCTATGAGAGTTTTCAAATGACTTTCATACATATGATCACTCCCCGTATCTGTGATATCGAAACCAGTCTTCATTTATTAGTTGTCACCAAAAATAGTTTGTGCGATTCCATCCATAATCCTGAGCACGTTATAACTTAGGGCGTATACACGTAAATCTCTGTCGTGTGTATCGTTAGGTGTAAGATTTACGTTAAGTATTTGATTCTTAACGAGTGAAAAGTTCTTTTGCCCCGTTGGATATGGTTTTTCTGGTTCAAAACCAAAGTTATAGGAATAAAAACGGCGAATGAGTGGTGTTTTCGAGTGATGTATACCGGGTTGCAAAGCTTTCAGAAACATAAACTTACCGGTTTCACCGGATATGATGCGTTCATCGTCGAGTGTTAATTCGAGTGATACCAGATTTTCATAAAAGTAAAGTCTGTTGTCCACGGCTATATAAATGTTATCATAATCAAATGGACTCACAAAGTCATTAAACTTTCTTTTGTTTTCTCTTTGAATCACAAATAATAATTCTTTGACTGGATTTACGAACGAAAGTTTTACTGTATTATTTCTCACACCCATGGGAATCTTAAATATATTCTCTTGAATTTGTGTAATCACGAAGTCGCGACGCGTGTGTTGAATCTTAAGACGTTCGGCGCTTTCAAGGAACACGAGTTCCAAATTCATACCAAATTTCTTAATTCTATTTTCAAGATACGAGCGCTTTAGATGATCATAGACGCGCACGTGTCCAGCACTCGTTCCATTACCGTCGTTTGACTTTGCACCCGCGGCGACGCGTGATCCATCACCAGATATAGCGACTGACCAACCGAGTTCGTCTCCGAGTGCCTCTGCGTCTAGATCTACACCGATCTGTTTCCACCCAGCGAGACCATATTTATAGACTCGCACATGTCCGGCATCCAAACCGGTCCCATCGTTCGCGTTTGCACCGACGACGAGTATGTTCCCATCATCGGAAAGTGCGACAGATATACCACTCTGGTCACCCACGGCTTCACCGTCGACGTCTTGTCCTAATTGTGCCCAATCGCTCCCCGAATATTCGAACACGCGCACGTGCCCGATACCGTTGTTCTTCGGACCCCCAATCGCGAGTCGTTGTCCGTCACCCGAATAATGAATCGAAAAGCCGAATTCATCTCCAGGATTTTCACTGTTTATGTAATTTCCGAGCGCGAGCCACTGATCGAATGTAGAATTATAGTACAATGTACGAACATAACTCGTACCGTCGGGGTTATTTGCACCACCCGCGACACGTAAACCATCTCCGGAAATAGAAACACTATAACCGAGTGCGTCACCCGTCGCCTGTCCAAATTCACTGTGTTTATGATTCCAAGCACCTTCCTCGTATTTGTACACGTAAAAAACACCCTGCGACGTCGCATAACCACGCCCCCCTATCACAATCGTATTTCCATCATCCGAGAGTTGTAGTGCAGCACCAAAATTTAGGTTTTGCGTTGTTTGATGTATCGTTGGATTAATCAATTCACCACTTCCCCACGTGGTTCCATTCCATCTGAAAATTTTCACTTGGCCGTTGTTTGATATGGAGTTATAGTTATGGTCGGGAGCACCGACGGCGAGTATCATTCCGTTCGCCGAAAGCGAAACCGCCTGTCCAAAGAAGTCTTGTGCGATTGTACCGTCTATGTCGGCACCCATTTGTGTCCACGTCTGATTTACGAGCCGATAGACACGAACGTGACCTGAATCGTTCGGTACCGCATCGTTATTGGGAGCGCCTATCGCTATGATAGAGCCATCGCGCGACATGGAAACGGAAAACCCCGACTCATCCCCGACGGCTTCACCGTCGATGTCCACACCGACTTGAAGGTAATTATCGACTTCGTAACCAATACCCGCCGCCGTGTGTGATGAATATGATGTTACGTTATTTACCGAAATAATGGTATTATCTACGAGTACATCTTCTATATTTCTAAACTTTACTTCTATTTCAATTTCCTGTTTATCAATCGCACACAGAGGTATGGCGAGTTCTGGGTTTCTGTAAAAGTAAAATGGTACGTCCACGAAATACTTTTCACTCGTCGTCGCCGTCCCGAGATGGCCTATGATCGATGCATCTGCCACCCTGACAGAAGATTGTCGATTGGGATATTTACCGATAAGTTTTGACAACGCCGTTTGATTTGTTTGTGTGTAGTTGTGTTCGGAGTATATTTGTAAGTAATCACTCGGTATGCGTTGAGTGACACTTCCACCGATGATGAGATCGACGTGTTCAATCATCGCGTGCGCGATTGATTCGACGTACCCTATACCACTGCTCGAGGCGTTAGGTATGGCATCGAGTTCAATCTCGAAACTTACAGTTTTTAAGAGATCACCGATATTGATCGGTATTCTACTACGTAAAGTAGTACCAAATTCGGGAACGCCGTCAAAATCATGCTTCGTATACGTCTTTGCAAAATTTGTATGTCTGGAGAACCGCTTTGTAAAATATGTAAACTGTGGTTCAACCGTAAAAAACCTGTCCTGTGGACCGGTTGTCTCGAGCTGAAGTCTACCAGCCATTACTACTATAAAGGGTTAAAATTTTAAACCAGCTAATCCACTCTGTATGCGTAACACATTGTAATTTTTTGCGTATACACGGATAGTGTTTGTACCGTTCGTCGTTGAATCGAGTTTGATTGTAAATAGTTTATGATAAATACGGCTCATATTAACCTGACCAGTGGGATATTCAGCTTCAGGTTTTTCAGAGAAAGAGTACACACCAAATATAGGATTTACACTGGTAACCCCGAGCACTGTGGGTGAATTCGTGTGATGTATTAACGACTGTTGGTACGTGATAAATTTGTGATCCGCGTTAAACACTTGATTGTCGTTGAATTTAAGTTCAACGTTATCAATCTTTTCAAAGTTCAATGGGAGATTATTGCTCGTATAATAATCGTTCTGGGCGATGAAATACATCTCTTTGACCGGGTGTTGGAATTTGAGCATCACAGACTTTGTATTCATACCGTACGGCATCGTAAATTGTGACATTTGTAATTGGGTGATCACATATTCAAGAGGTCTCGTCAGTAAATAGTTCTTTTCATCGTCACCTATGAATACAAATTCGGTATCCATTGATATATTTTTAATAGACGCCGTCACGTTCGATGGTACTATGTTATTCTTTGTGTCGCGCACAATCTTATTCAACGGTCTAAGTTTTACACGAACTTCAACGAGTTGTTTCGTGAGTGCGCAGACGGGAATAGATAGGTTTGGGTATCTGTAAAAGAAGAATGGTAAGTCTATAAAGAATGTATAGTCTCCGCGATAACCGAGATAGTTACCGTGACTATTCAAAAAATAAAGCGACTGTGCGACGTCATCGTCGTTATTGTAAAGTTGTTGGTTGATAAAGATGTATTCCCCTGTGATACGCTCGATGGCCTGACCACCGATGAGAAGTTCGGCGTATTCAATGAGTTCAGTGCACACAGAAGGAACGTACACGAGATTGTTAATCAAATTACTTTCATCTGGGGTTGGATCACTGAGCGTTATTTTCAGTGAAATATTCTTAATCAGGTCGCCCTTATTCTTTGGGACTCGACACTCCACAATCTCACCGAAATCAATAGTACCATCAAAAGGACTTTCAATCTGTTCGAGTGCAAACTTACTATGTCGTCTGAAGAGCGTTAAGAAATACGAAAATTGTGGATCACCTGTGAGCCACTGGTCTTGGATTCCTGTGACAGCGAGTCTCACACGTCCAGACATATCTACTGTATGTGAGTAAAATTTTGCGAAATAAAACGATTCACTACAGTAGAATGAATCTTCAATTGAGGAAATTCAAACCCGAGTCAATTTCAGATGACCGGGTGTGTGTATTCATCGGTAAGCGTAACACAGGGAAGTCCACCCTGGTTAAGGATATCATGTATCACAAAAAACATTTACCAGCGGGTATAGTTCTCTCTGGTACAGAGGAAGGGAACCATTTCTATTCCGATTTTATTCCAGATTTATTCATCTATGGAGACTACGACAGAGACGCCATCGAGCGCGTCATGGCGAGACAGCGTAAACTCGTCGGTGCGGGTAGAACGGAATGTGGAGCTTTCATGCTTCTTGATGATTGCATGTACGACTCAAAGTTTCTCAAAGATACATGCATTCGCCAATGTTTCATGAACGGGCGACATTGGAAGATATTCTTCATGCTCACGATGCAATATGTCATGGACTTACCTCCCGCACTTCGCGCAAATGTTGATTATGTATTCATTCTCAGGGAAAACATCATACAAAACCGTGAAAAACTATACAAGTCATTCTTTGGTATCTTTCCGAGTTTTGATATGTTTTGTAAAGTCATGGATGCGTGTACAGAAAATTACGAGTGTCTTGTATTAGATAATACGGTTAAATCTAATAAAATACAGGATTGTGTGTTTTGGTATAAGGCGACGGTTCGTAAGAATTTTAGGGTTGGGGGTCCAAGTTTATGGCAGGCGCATAAGAAACTGTATAATCCTAAATATTTAGAACAAAGGGAGGACGATGCGAAGAAGGCTACAAAAAAGACAGCGCTCAGGGTAATTAAACGAAAATGATAAATGCGTCACTCACATGTTTCAAAAAACTCAGGGTATATAAATGTCTGACATACGAACCATGAACCTGAACGACAAAGATGATGGTATGGTTTCTCTAGATAATCCATCGACTACGTTTGTGCAAGAAAACGGTCTTGAAAAAAATATGAGTCAAAATAAAGATACAACGACCATGGATTCCACACCGATTTCCGAACTTATGGGTGGTGGGAGCGCCATGCCCGAACAGATGCCCGACATGATGGCACCGCCCATGATGAGCGCTGAACCGCGCATGCAGAGCGTGCTCGCCGCAGCTCCGCAAATGCAGCAGCCGCAACAAACGAACGAAAAGGTTGAACCAAAGAGTAAAAATATCATGAATTTGACAGACGATCAATTATTTGCGTTGATCGCCGGTGTGTGCGCCGCCGCCGCGGTGAGTCGGCCGGTCCAGGAGAAGCTTGCGAGTTCTGTGCCCAAGTTTCTGAGTGAGAATGGCTCACGGAGCGCGGTTGGGTTGGCGTCGACGGGTCTCGTCGCTGCCGTTATCTTTTACGTGATGAAAACATACGTCGTGAAGAATTAATAATTCGACACATTCATGGCGGATGCCATGGGAGCCGTATCATTTGCGGATTCCCAGCCCATTTGTGTATACAGTGTCTTATGAATACCAGAATAGTAGGTAATCAAGGCACCGATAGTAAATGTGGTCACAAATAATGCACTACCTTGTAGTGTTTTCTTTGTGTCTTTACCGTAGTTCTTCACAGTATCCTGTGACTTCTGACTCACGCGACCTATCGCGAAAGCCAGTATAAAGGAAAAGATTGACGCGATCATCATGAACTTTTGGTCCACCGCGAGTTGGGGGATGTTTCCAACGATCATGCGAAGGATGTTCGGCATGACGATCGTCATCAATGCAATTCTGGCGTTGTAATTTTCAATGAAAAGTGGAAGTTGTGTCACGAGCATAACACCGATCCACAAACCAATCGCTTTCGCAACCAGGGACGGCGGGGTCTTCATATGAATATAGTCAAGATTATTTATCCTGAATGTACTGCCCGCAAAACTTGGTCTTCGATGATATCTTTTCATATATTCCGATGTCTATACATATCTGTCGAAGCTCGACGAAGTTATTCCAGAAATCGTCGGAGTGTGAATATTCACGCACGGTCGTGTGTGCGAGTTCGTGAATGAGTACGTGAAATATCTGATTCGCGGTTTGTCCGTCTATGCACAAGCCGATATCGACACCTTTGTTGGTATTATAACCGATCGGTCCGCGTGTTTTAAACATTGCGGTGATTGGGACGCAGCGCGTCAAGACCTTGAATTTTTCATTACCCGTGTTTTCGAGGTGTTCGCGTAACCGCCTGTATTTTTCTTTAACCTCTAAAAGCCTCTTCGGCTGACGCGTCATCACAAAGAGAATGAAGTTAACAATGATGAGTAAAAGCCACGCTATCATTTCTTATATACAAAGATAAATTTACTATAGAGTTCGGAAATTCGATTTCCACGAAGACCCTCCCACGTTTCTAACGTGAAACCCATGTCTTCCAAATGTGTAATCAAGAGGTCTTTGAACGCCACTGGCTCTGATCGCGGACCTTCTGCATAAAATGGCGTGTCTACGAGATGTACGAATAATTTTTCACCGAATCCACCGTTAGGTGGGTGTCTCATTTTAAAGAAGTTTCCAATGTCATCGGTAAAAGGTGTGTTGAATATGATTTTCTCTGAATCTGGAATGATACCCACGAGTCGCCCACCGGGTTTCATGCGCCGTTTTATTTCCCTCAATGAATCGAAGAATAAATCGCGCGTCTGAAATATATAATGTAAAGAAAAATTATAACATATGAGATCGAAACACCGTCGTGGACAGTCTGCGATATCACCGTTATAAAAATTAACACGCATCTTCATATTCTTTGCGCGTGTCTTTGCCTCTTCGAGTGCTGATGGTTCTGGATCGCACATATTTATGTTTGCACCACACGCTCTCCATTTCTGAAGATCACCACCAAAACCACACCCAACGTCGAGGATTTGATATCCTTCTTTAGTGACCGACTGAATCAAATCACGCTTCGCATCATTGTGCGTCCGTCGAAGGTCTTCCATTTATCTATAATGTTTTCAGTCTTTTAAACGACTTAGTTACTCAAAAGGCTTAAAGTTTATTACCGTATCAAGACTATAATGGCTTCTCTTGAACAAGATTACACGACGGTTCCCGGACAGCTCTATGCGTGCCTGTCCGTTGTTGGTCCGGAATGTCCGCAAAAAAATGATAAATTCGGCATTAAAATCCGCGGTGCATTCTCGACCCGTGATGAGGCGTCTAACCATGCAAAGCGCTTGCAAAAGGAAGACCCAACGTTTGATATTTACGTTGTTGACATGTACAAGTGGTTGCTCATCCCCCCGGACAGAGAAGCGATCGGCGACGTGCATTACCAAAACGAAAAGCTCGAAGAGATCATGCAAGGATATAAGGAAAACCAAATCCAGGCAGCGAGACTATTCGAAGAGCGTAAGAAGGATATGATGGAAGTGAGATCGGACGGGGTGTACATCAAGCCTGGTGATGAAAACTCGAAATTCTACACGAAACCCGATGAGGCGCCGGTCAGTCACCCGGCCGAAGTGTTGGAACGACTTCAAAAGGAAAAGCCGGACGCTCCGATCGAGGAATTGGTCAAGGAGGCGGATGCGATCGTCGCGGCTGAAATTGAAGAACGAAGAAAGCGTGCCGAGGCTGAGGCCGACGCCCAGTCATCGACGGATGCGGTCATCGAAGAAAAGGCGGAAGAATCTGGGGAAGAAGTGACGTCTGCGTAAAAAAAAGTATGAGCTTATGGTAATATGCTCAGCGTCATTCTTAATATTATTACATTGACGATCGTCGCGGTGCTATTTATTTTGTTTTTTTCCTTATACAAGAAGAGAAAAAACAAAAGTGATACTGCCTATGAATTAGGCTTAGAATTACTTAAGGATCCACTCGTCGTGAGCCGTGCATATTTCACGGAGCCGGCGACTGGGGATATCGGTGAATTTGAACCCTTTCCAACCTCAGGATGGTCTCAGGATGACTGGTTGCATGGTTTTACCCATAAAAAAGCCTAAAATGAAGGCTACAAATATAATAATATAGGCCGTCTTATCGATGGATGAAAACAAATCAGGCTTGTTTGCATCGATCGGTTGCCAATGTTGATGCGTGCCCGGAAACATTGGTGGGGGTGGAGGAGGTGCGTACGATTGTTGCTGCTGTTGCTGTTCATAGAAATCGTCCCTATCATCGTAGTCTTTATTTAACGATTCAATTTCAGACTTGTAATCAATGGGATTTCCTATATCCGTCTCCATTTGTTATACAAAACATCTTTTTTTTAAGCTAAATTTCCTCATCTGATTCAGATTCGTCGACGACGAAATCCTTCAAGTTGCCATTCTCGTCCATCTCCTCATCATCATCGTCAAAATCAGATTCATCGTCAGATGTGTATTCCTCCTCGGTGTCTATATCGCTATCGAAATCGGAATCGTGTTCATCTTCTTTATAGTCATCAACGACGACTTCTTCGGTCGGTTTGAACAATTCCGGCTTCTTCACACGACGTCCTGAACGAGTAGTAGTGGGCATTTATGTTCTAATTGATCCTATTGTTTAAGTATTTTGGATAAAGAACAACACCCTTATTGATTGCAATATTCATGAGTCGGTTTTCGAATGTATATCCAATTTTCTTTGAAAGTTCGTGAATTGGCTCCTGTATATCGTAATCTCCCGATTCGGCGTATAGAGCCACGTCTTCGAGACGATCGAGTGATTCGAGCATGTATTTTTGTGCTGCGTGCACGTCGACATACATATATCTCTGCGCCAAGTTGAATTTGGATATAAATTCCACGAAAACACGTGGATTCACACCCGAATACGCGTGGGCTTCGCGTTTGAGATCCATGAAAGGATCTTCTTCTGGCTCTTCTTTAAAAGCGAGCTTAGATGCGAGGACTATACCAACACCGAGCAGTATGAATGCCATATCTGTAATTACAATCTATTTTTATTCGGGTATAATACATTCGAAGATTTAGTGTTTAGAGCGTACACACGTCCTTTTTTTCGACACACTTGACAATCCTGAAATATTTTACCCTTTTCGATTCTAAATGATGTATATTTTTCATGGTCGACTTTTGCAATTTCACAATAGTTTGACGTCGTCGATACTATGTACTTTTGACCCTCCTTGGAAATCTTGATCACTGTGATATCTTGTCGTTTCGGTATACATCCCTGAATATACTTTTCCACGTGTTCACGAGCATCTTTGTAGTTTATATCGGACTTTTCCTTCTTACCGTCTACTTTTATGGTCGGACACTGTTTCAACGTTTCCTTTTCTGGATACAATCGTTCAATAATCTGGGGTGTGAGTGTATGTCTACGACCACAAAAATCTTTACAAAATCCATCGCGCCTGTCTCTGATCGTCTCACATCTACAAAAACACTTTTGTGTGATCTTGTCACCGCTTATGTAAAACCACACGTGATTAGAGCCATGTGGTCTTTTTAAGTTTTCACAATACTTTGATGTCGTGGATGCGAGATATTGGTTTTTAAATTTGAAGAGTTTCGTGATTCGTGCATCCCCTTGTCCTTCGAGATGCGTTCGTATAAAATCTTCGACGAATGTTCGTACCTCTTCATCGTGAAGTTCGTCTTTGGTCTGTATATCGGTGAACGCACCTTCCTTGACGGAACGCGACGGACTCTCGACGTGTACGAAATCTTGATTTTCTGTTCGAACAGCCGCCATGGCTAATATATCTTTGTCCGGCGCCTGATCTATTCTCAAAAGTGTACTCAGTGGCCCGGTTTTGTATACGAATACGGGTAGGTACGCAACTTGAGTGACTTTTCCACTGTTATGACATCCGTCGCATCCCTTTCCACCACACGCGTCATGTTTTCCTTTCTTATGCGACCACGGCATCCTAAAACCACTACCCTTCGATCGGCGCTGTATATCACCGTAGACGGACGAATCTATGATTTCATTCCAATCTATAGACTTCTTCGCGGCATACAAAGCGACGAGAATGTGTTCTCGCAGTGCCACGGCGGAATCTTGATTTACCACAAACCCCGGCCAATTTAGATGAACACCCGTTTTCGTGAGACTCCCCGCCTTCTTTGGTGGGGATACCGAAATGAGACACTCTTTCCCACCGTGACGCTTCACCTTGTCACATATGACTTTACAGATATCTTGAATTTCTTCGAGACTGAGTGCCTCGGTATTTTTGTAATCTATATCCACGAAAAAATTGTACGTGGGTGTTTTTTGTTCGACGACAAAGACGTGTTCACCTTGTCTAACACTCTCTATATATTTCGTGTAAAACTCATCCAATTTATCAAATGGCACCGAGAGGACCCCACCGTCCATGAGCACATGTGATAACTTGTTTCCGTGAGCGAAACCCTGTTGGGAACACCATCGTTTAAACATACTTACATTGCATACGCGTTTATTTTTTAATACCTACTCACAGATGTCATGAATGATAGGTCTGGTAATTCAACACTCGATGCGAGTTCTTGTTTTAGGACCAAGAGCTCGTATACCTTGAGATCCTTGATTTCTTCAATCTTTTCATCCGCTTGTTCGATCGTGAGGGCTCTGTTATCGATGAACAGGTCTTTAATTTGCCTGAGAATGTACGCTTTCGACTTCATCACTACTTAATAGAGAATGTTTTTCTATTCAATCCTGACACGCATGCGTAAAACTCTGGATTTTTTATGACGTTGTCTATAATTCTATTCCAACGTTTACGATTGTTAAATTCTTCGAGTGTATCGAAACTCATGTAGTCATTTTCGTCGTACGTCTTCTTTATGGGTTGTTTATTTTGCTTTTTTAACTGTGTCTTCATCTTTTCTTCGTAAAATCTCTTTACGAGCGAATGCTGTTCGTTTCTTTTATAGTCGACAAAGAATACATATACGTTATATATGAGGTCGATCGTCGGACTTTCTTTAACTGTAAATTTAAATTCGGTATATTCACCCTTTTTGAGTGATACTATACCCCTCGTCTCTTCTTCAAGTTCGCGAAGAGCACAACGTAATGGATTAAATATTTCTCGTCGTCTACACCCGCCTGTGACAAATATCCACTCCTTAAATCGACGATCTCTCACCGTCAAAAACCTCGGCTTTCCTTCCGCAAACGTTACTGGAATCGCAATCGCTTTGTATTTTTTCATTGCTCATTAGCAAGTTACAATTAATGGATATGTTTATTTCGCCGACAAATCGCCCGAATCCCCCGATTTTTCTTCGACTTTAACCTCTTCTTCCCCCTCTCCTTCTCCGTCCTCGTCCTCGTCCTCGTAATAAGACAATCCACTCACGTACTGTGCAATTTGACCAGATTGAATCTTCACATCCGTGATTTCTTGTTTCGCATTCCTGACTTCTCTGTAAAGATACAGACTTCCCAAAACACACACGATAACCGCGGCGATTAGCATGGTTTCACGATCGTATGAAAACATTATTGTATTAAAATGATGCTGTAGTTTTTTAAGCACCTATAATCGCACCCATTTTCACACGGTTTGCCGCACTACATTCATACGCCGCTTCTCCGAATTGCACGGCATTATAGTGTGCATCTTCGCAATGTTTTCCGGTTTCTATTGTCGTCGGTACTTGCTTAGAATCCACCAATTTTTCCAGTGTCCTGGATTTTGGATCGTAAGTGAGCACAAAAACGATGGCTAATAAGACTATAACAGTCCAAAACATATTATACTAATACCCGTGATTTAATTCGAGTACATGAGACCACCCATACCATTTTCAATGCGGAGCACGTTGTAGTTGACCGCGTAAATCTTATCCAAGGAGTTATTCTCCGTGCTGACGATTCTCGCCGAGTCGAGGCGCGAGAAGTTGAGCGAACCTGTGGGTTGAAGCTTCGATGTTTCGAGGCAGAAGGGGTAAATGAAAAGAGACGACGTCTTGTTACCGGTGGAAAACGGCACGTGGTAGTAGGAAGACACAGCCGAGAAGTTGGGGGACGCAAATTTGAAGTCGGTGACATCGGTACCGTTAATTTGGAGCTTCACCTTGTTCGTGGCGGTCATGAGACCACCGGTTTGGGTGTTACTCGCGAGGAATTTGATCGGGTGATTGAAGTTGAGTTCTTGAATCTTGCCCTGGGAGGCGACCGCATTTTGGACCTGTGTGATCAAGAGGTTTTGCGGCTTGCTGGCAAAGACCGTGCGTTCATCGGTATCCAAATACACGTAGTTCGTGTAACACTCCCACTTGTGGATCGCGGCACTCGGACCCCACGTGATTCGCAATTCAACATCGTGATATTGGAGAGAGATCAACGGAAGCGCGGATTGCCAGTTTTCGCAGAAAAAGAAGCGAAGCGGGTAAAACTGTTCGCTAGCACCACCTCTGTACAAACCACCCGCGACGGATCGAGATTGATTAGTCGCGAGAAGTTCCGGTGCGATGTGCGTTGTGAAGGTCGAATCTTGTTCATCGATCACTTGACCACCGATCAAGAGTTCGACCTTGGAAATAGCGGTGGTCCAGTCAGCGACCGTGTTCGCTTGTGTGCCGTCACCCTTGATCGGCATGAAGTAGACGTAGTTGAGGAGATCACCTTTGCGTTCGAAACGAACGGTAGACATACCGTTGTTAGACACGTTACCCTGGATGACTTGACGTTCAGTCGTTTGAGAGAAATTCGTGTGACGACGGTAATTAGAGCGGAAGAAGGACACTTCGGGTTGGCCAACAAGATGCGCATCTTGGGCACCCACAGCCACGAGCTGAGCAATTCCACCAGACATTTTATATTATATTAGCATTTTATTTTTTTAAGCTCCGACTCTAGATGCTCTATCTTCTGTATGGCTTTCTGAAGTGCACCATACATCGTCGCGTATATTTGATCTGGATTTAAGAATTTAAGATCTTGAATGCCATATTTTTCATCGATGATTTCGATTGATTTTGGCATGACTTCTTCGACTTCCTGAGCAATCCACCCGAGTACGTTTTTATCTTTTTGATTTTCACTAAATTCAGCGATATCATCTTTCCATTTGAAACGTCTGAGTGGTATGTGTTGTATGGTGTCATAACACTGATCGAGATCGGCATTTATTATATTTTCTTTGAGACGACGGTCTGAAGTCGATGACCAACTTCCACCACCGGTTTTTGCCGCAGTTCCAATCACCTCGAGATCAAAGGTAGGAGACGACGTTTTAATACCGACACGTCCACTCGTGACGAGGGAATTTGTGATATTCGTAAGTTGTATGGTCGTTGAGGCTGTATTTCCTATAGTCGTGACCTGTTGAAGTGTGTGCGCTGGGGTTATCGATACGGTTCCGAGTGTGATCTTACTCGCCAGAACGTTCCCACGGACGGTGAGTACGTTTGATCCCGTGTCTTGTATCACGACATTTGCACCGACGTCGAGTGTATGTATGGGCGCTGTGTTTGATATACCGTAATTGGACTTCACTGATCTAAAACCCACCTCGACGTTTGAGAATAGAATACTATTCGTAAAGTTACCACCGATGTTCGACAAGAAACCCGCATCCCCATAATACGCGGCAGCTGTGATCGCGGCGGGTGTTGATAAATTACCACCACTGTTGAAATTCATGGTCGTCACATCGATGAGTTCACCTTCGGGTGTGTACGCGATGATATTAGACGCCGCGGTCGCCGCACGTATCGGACGAATGAATGTCGCGTTCGCTCGTGTCGTATTGAGTGGTGTTGTTCTAGCGTTTATAACGAGCGTATCGTTGTGTTGGTTCGTTTGACCAGCCTTAAAACCAATGGCCACGGCGTTGAGACCCTGATTGATCTCACCTGAGAGATAACCAAGCGCCAAAGCTGCTTCTCGTTGTCCTTGATAACCCGCATTTGTACCGAGTGCGACGGCTGTATTATTTTGTCCAATTCGTCCTGTTCTGTAACCGACGGCGACACCGTACGCCGATTGGTCAGTTTCACCAGCACCCTCACCGATAGACACGATGAACGGTCTTTGGCGAATATTACCTTCGATTCGCGCATTGCCGTTCACGTGTAAAGTTGTATTCGGGAAGGTGGCATTTGTCCCTATACCAACGTTTCCGGTCGCGACGCTATTACCGTTTATAATCGCCGATGTCGCAGTCAAACCCGTGGTTAAAAGTTTATTTGTGGTTCCCGTACACACGTATCCATCGGAGAGTAATCTGTTTGTAGCTCCGGCTCTGTCGAAGACCAGTCCATCTGCCGATGTGTAACGCATGCGTGTATCACCGATGCGCAGTGACCCGGTCATGTGCAGTTGTTCGGATGGCGTTGTCGTGCCGATCCCCACGTATCCACTATTCTTGATTGTCACGGAGGGTGAATCTGATGTTCTCGAAGCTCCGGTCGCCTTTGTGTCGATCACGATTTCACCCGCGCGAAGACGGATGCGATCCTTTGTATCGTTCCCCTTGAACAATAAGAGTTCTGACGCTGTATTCGCTTGATCAAACACTCTATTTTCAATCACAGTGTTCGCGTATCCATTATCACCGAGAGTACCACCGAAGTAAATAGACTTGGGTCCAAGTCCACTGTCGTTTTGCCCCACATACACGTTACCACTCACGTTAAAATCACCGGTTTCATTGATTCTAAACTTTTCGTTGTTGTTAATTCTGAACACGTGATTGTATCCGGTCGGGACATTATATCGCAATTCATTTGGTAATTGGGACACACTGAAATTTACCGTGTCTGCACCCGCATTATATAAACGAATCTTTTCACCCGAAGAATTCTTGAAATTTACTATACCGGATGTCCCGACTTCAATACTACCATTTACCGCGAGACGGTTCGTATTCGGCTGTGTTCCGATACCGGTGTTTCCGTTTATGAATGTATCACCACCTCGCTTCACTTCAAATCGATCCGTGATTACATCCGGATCTTGACCCGAAGAATTTACATCGCGAATTATAAATCCAGCGTCATTTGCGTTATCGTGGAAATCCAGTGCAAATTTGATAGCATCCTCGGTACCTATTTGTCTTAAGTACGCCCAATCATTCACGGATCCACCGTGGCCGAACGATATGTACGTATTTGAATAATTAGTCGGATTCACACCCGATATATTAACCAATGCATCACTCGCGTCAATGTGCATGTGACCACGGACACGCGCATCACCGACGAGATCGAGTTCATACCCGGTCGTTGGTTGTGTCGTACCTATACCTAATTGACCGGCGGCTGTCATGACCATGAGTGGTACCGCACCGTTAAGACTTAATTCCGCGTCGGAGTGAGACCCACCTCTGTACCACGCAAAATTACCCGGAGTTCTGAAATATTGTGTGTTCGTTTGCACACCTATACCGTAGCCCGGATTATAGAAACTAATCTTCTGACGAGTCGTCGCCGGAAATGTAATATCCGTGGCGACTTTCATGTCACCACCGACATCCAAATTGGCTGTTGGTTGCGTGACACCGATACCGACGTAGTTTGTAGTGTTCTTGTTGAGAACTGTTAAAGCTGGAATTCCGTTCACATTTTCATTAGAACCGACGATGAGTTGTAAAGCGCCTCGATCTTTGTTTGGACTTCCAATGATTTCTTCGTGGCAAAATGATCGAATTTTGGCGTATGCGTATTCTCGATTCTTGTAATTGGGTGTGAGTGTCATTTCAACATTATTCAATTCGGGTTGTGTACTCGCGTACGCGCGTTTAATTTTTAACGCGCGCGTGAGGCTACCCTGCGTCGACGGTCCGGATACGATGATGAGTTTTGAATCTACGTCTGTCGTCCCTATACCGACGTTCGAAGTTGTCAGGTTAATCGACATGATGTTTGATTCGTTACCGTCAGTAAACGCGTTCCCGAAATACATGAATTCGCTATTCACTTGGATGAATGCATTTTGGTTATTATTTGTATCTATAAATCTAAAGGTTGGATGTTCATCTTGAATTCGGATATCACCGTTCACGTGCAATTGACTCTCCGGGGATGATGTATTAATACCAACTTTAGCATTTTGATCTATCACCATGGACACACTCCCATTTTGACCGGCATTAAACTTGGAAGTATTGTGTGAACCACCCTTGAACCACGCAAAACTCGACGGTGAGCGGTAGTATTGTGCATCCGTTTGCATACCAATGCCATACGTGTTCGAGTATATGTCAATAGTTTGTCTCGCGGCAGACCCAAATGTGACCCGTCCATTCACAAACACATTTCCGTCAACGTCGAGTCGTTCCTGAGGAACGAGTGTCCCCACACCAACATTACCATTCTTCGGAAGTAAAAGAAGATTCACGTTATCCGTATTGAAATTGTTAGAACCCTGAATAAATATGGACCCGTTCGAACCGACGGTTTGATCGACACCCATCCGCCCCGAAAGACCTCCGTCTTCGCTCGTGATATGAAATTGCGAATATTCAACATACGACGGATCCCCGTTCACTGCGACACCCTTGTTCCCATTAACACCCATACGACCGGTCGCGGTGATGACATTACTCGTAATGAGATTGGCGAGTGTTTGACCATATGCATGAATCACCGGTTGGTAATGATTACTTGGATTTACTATGAATTCCTTTTCTTCAAATAATTCGGGGATCGGTCTGTTAAAGTATTCGGTCGCGTTTTCATCCTTAATTATGATGGCGCACCCAGTTAGGTCACCCTTAAGAACACCCTGAACGTTGTATATTTTAATGAAACCCGGTGGGACTTGTGAAACGACGTCAAACTCTAAGAAATCATCAGCCGTGCCCGCGGTTTGAGCGATTGTCGTGAGGTTGTTATCGTACGCGTTAGAGACCGCTTGATATCCCGGATCCCCGGGTAAGTTACTCTGTCTCGACGCCGTGATGGGCATAGAACGACCACCAATATCATAAATATCAATCTCGCGGATATGAATGGGTGTTGGTTGGTTATCGGATCGATCTAATCGAATGGTCCACGTATGCACGTCGTTGTGAACGTCGAGACGCGCGTGTGGTGTATCTATACCGACACCAACATTTGACGTAGTCGCGATAGATGTCGTCACGTTCGAAAATTTCATCGAACGCGTCGTGACGTTTCCGGACGGTGAATCACTGATTTGTTGAAGTGTAATATTGGAGAGTGTACTCGCGTCTCCAAAATAGTAGTCGCTCGTAAGATTACCATACACGTGAACATTGATGACATTCGAAGTGTCCGGATTTATATCATTTTCTATGAGACTGCTTCTCGTAAACGCGATCGCCAATTCTTCTGTACCGGTTTGTGGCGTTCTATAAATGATACCTACATTTGACAGGGTGCCACCCCGTTTATATATAGCACCCAAATCATACCCAAGTGTACCAGTGTTATTATTACCGAAAAGAGATATCGGTTCTTCGACGACTAGAATATTCGCATAGATGAGTTTACTCTCACCGAGCACGGTAATATTGCCTGTGAGTGTCGTATTTCCACTCACCGCGAGGTTACCGCGGACTGTAAGAATATTAGACCCGACATCGTCGACTGATAGGTTGGATCCCACGTCTAGTGTGTGTATTGGTAAAGTGTTTGCTATACCCACATTCGAGGTTGTAACAAACGCCGTCCCTGCATTGCTAAAAATCAATTTCGAAGGCACGAATGCGGACGTCGAAGCAATCTGATTAAAACTTACATTTGAGAGAAGACCACCGTCTCCCAAATATACCGAAGCCTCAACGAACTGGGTACCTCTCTCCTTTACCTGGTGACTCTTTGTGTTGTATGACATCACAACATTCTGAGCCACATTCGGAGTTGTCTCCTCAATCTTCCTGAGATACACATTCGTAAAAACGCCCGTGTTCCCGATGTTCGGCATTGTTACATTAAATAAGGATTATAATTTGGGATGTACCTTAACGTATTTAATTATAAATATCATAAGATACAGGTCTTATTTTTTCATGAGTTCGGCGACTCGTGCCTCGAGGCGTTCTTTGTCTTCTATGAGCTTCTGAATCGCACCGAACATCGATGCGTAAATTTGGTCGGCGTTTAAGAATTTTACATCCGTGAGACCATATTTTTCATCTACGGTGTTTACGGCTTTCGGAATGACTTCTTCGACTTCTTGAGCGATCCAACCAATCACGTTTTTATCCGTGATTCCTTCGACATCATCTCGCCATTTAAAACGCCTGAGCTTGAGATTCTTTATGGTATCGTAACACGTTTCTAGATTCGCATCTTCTATGTTCTCCTTGAGACGCGCATCGGAAGTAGACGTCCACGTACCACCGCCAGTTTTCGCGGCTGTACCATTCACTTCAAGTGTATACGACGGACTCGTTGTCGCGATTCCCACGTTCGACGCCGTCACGAGTGACGTATCTGTGTTGTTAAATTCAACCGTGTGATACGTTATGTTACTCGTCGCGGTTATTTGCTGTAATGTGTAAGCCGGTGTGATGGACACGTTTCCGAGTGTGATTTTTTGTGCGAGTACGTTCCCTTCAATGACGAGTACGTTTGAACCGGTGTCCGAAACGTACACGTTCGACCCGACGCTGAGTGTATGGGCTGGTGAAACGTTTGCAATACCAACCGATCCGGATGTAATCAAAGATAGTGATTGATTATCTATAGAAATCGTCTGACTCGTAACATTACCATTTAACGCAATTTGTTCCAAGTTCGACGCGATGTTCTCAAGGAACGACCCATCACCGATGAAACGCGTGGCGTAGACGTTACCACTCGCGTGGATAACGTTTGAACCCGTGTCCGAAAAATAAACGTTAGATGCGACACTGAGCGTGTGTCCTGGTTCGGTATTTGCGATACCTACCGGACCGAGTGTGGAGAGACTCACATCCGTATTTAACAGTGACATTGTGCGACTCGCGACATTACCATTCGTCACGATGAGTTCAAGATTTGAAGCGATGTTCTCGAGGAACGACCCATCACCGATGAAACGCGTAGCGTAGACGTTACCGATCGCGTGAATAACATTAGATCCCGTATCATCAATGTAGACGTTTGAACCGATATCCATCGTGTGTGATGCGAGTGTATTCGCGATGCCGACGTTGCCAGTCGTCACGATACTGATCGTGTTTGTAAATTCAATGGTATTCGCCGTTGTATTACCGTACTGTGTGATCTGTTGAAGTGTCACGTTACTTATACCACCACCATCACCGGATATAATGCCGTGATTTACCGTGAGGTTGTTTTGTACCAATGCATTCCCATCGATTTCAAATAACATGACGTGATTAGAATCCGTAAAATTTAATATGTGATCGTCCGTGAATGTGTTTTGTGTGTATCCAATCGTAAACTTGTGATCGAGGGCGTGATAAATGAGCGCAACATTCGCATACGTATTACCGTCTTGGTGTTCAATCATGAAACCTGTATCAAGATTGGTCGCGCTGTTGTTTGCACCGACACCGAAAATTCTGTCCCCGATGGTCACACTCGTCGAAGAAATGATCGTCGTGTTACCACTCAACGTGATGTTCCCCAAGAACTCGGCTTCCGATGCTGTGATCACGTACTTTCCATTTTCGTTGACTAACACGGGGGATTTTATGAGTGTCCCGTCGGTATCGACCATCGGCAAATATTTATTCACTGGATCGGTGAGACCGGTGATCGAGACGTTGCTTCCAATGGCGACGTTCCCAGTGGTCGTGAGACCCGTAAGGTTGATCGTGTTCGCCACCGTATTCCCAGTGTTGACTACTTGTTCGAGTGTTTGTAATTTCGTGAGAAGGTTCGCCGGAACAATCTTGTGTAGAGTGTTTTGGTTAGTACTACCATCCGTGTAGACATACGCGGGTGTTTGTGTGATGACGTTTGCGTTTGGAATCGCATTTGTACGGCCGACACCAGTCACGGACACAATACCTTGTGATACGTGTGGTTTGACCACGAGACCTATATTTTGAATGAGGTTGGGAACTCCATTTACTTCACCGTGAGGTACCAGATTAGATAGACCACCGGGTACTGTGTTACTCACGTATACTGTTTCACCTTCCTTGAAACTATCGAGAGGAACACTATCGGCGCGTCCAAATGTGACGATGAGGCCCTGTGCGTTTTGAGCCAAATCTTGATACACGATACCGAGCGCGGGCATTTTGGCTGGATCACGTGCATCCGCCTTGTCGACGATAAACGTATCGTTACCGAGTGCGCGGGTTGCGTATACGACATCACCTTTCGTTAATGCAACATTCGCCTTTGCGGATAAGAATAAATGATTCTGCTTTTGATTCACCCAATTTGATCCATCGTACACGAGCATGTCTTCATTGAGGGGTGTTGTTAACGTCACATTGTTCAATTGTCCAATATTGACTCCAACATTTGACGTAAGATCCGTCGTCAACGCCGTCGTCGGGTTGGTAAATCGAATCGTATTGGACGTCGCGTTTCCGTGGTCACTCACAACCTGAAGCGTGACATTCGCGAGATGTCCACCGTCACCGTAGTATCTAGCGGCGTGTACATTTCCAGTGACCATGATATTTGACGACGCGTACACATTCCCTATGACATTAAGTTGCTCGGAGACATCCACATTGGAGCGCGCATAGATATTCCCGGTCACATTGACTTGCTTGGACACATCCACGTTTCCGGTGATGACAGCATTCGACGACACGAATACGTTTCCGTCTACGTTAAGTTCTGAACGTATGTCGGTATTTCCGGTGACGATGATATTTGATGTCACGAAGACGTTCCCGGCGACATTGAGTTCCGATGAGATATCTGTGTTACCACTCACGGTAAGATTCGATTGTATCTCGGTGTTTCCGTGAACGACGAGATTCGATTGTACGTCTACGTTTCCGGATACATTAAGTTCGGATAGTACGTCGGTATTGCCACCGACAGTGAGATTGGATTGTATTTCCGTATTTCCGTGAACGACGAGATTGGATTGTACATCGACGTTTCCACTGACATTGAGTTCAGACAAAACATCTGTATTACCACTCACAAATACATTTCCATCGACATTGAGTTCAGATTGTATGTCCGTATTTCCAGATACGATGATATTCGACGCGACGAATACATTTCCATCCACGTTAAGTTCCGAGCGCATGTCTGTATTTCCAGTGACCACGATGTTTGAGGCCACGAAGACATTCCCCGTAACATTGAGTTCCGATGAAATATCCGTATTTCCAGACACAAAGATATTCCCATCGACATTGAGTTCGGATTGTACGTCTGTGTTTCCGGTCACGACGAGATTCGAGCTCACAAAGATGTTTCCATCGACATTTAACTCGGAATGCATGTATGCATTTCCATCGACGTTAAGTTCAGATCGTATGTCCGTATTTCCGGATACAATGATATTTGATGCAACAAATACATTTCCATCGACATTGAGTTCAGACCGCATGTCTGTATTTCCGGTAACCACGATGTTTGAGGCCACGAATACATTTCCATCCACGTTGAGTTCGGAACGCATATCTGTATTTCCGGTGACCACAATGTTCGAGCTCACAAAGACGTTCCCGTCCACGTTTAACTCAGAATGTACGTGTGCGTTCCCATCAATGTTTAAGTTTGATCGTACATCCGTGTTTCCACTCACGATCACATTAGACGAGACGAACACGTTGCCGGTAACATTCAAGTCTGATTGTACGTCGGTGTTTCCACTCACGACAACATTCGACGACATGAACGCATTTCCAGTCACGGTGAGGTCATTTCCAACATTGATATTCGCTAAAGATACTATAGACTTTGTCACGTGTAGATTGTTTGAAAACGACGCGTTACCGCGAATAGTCACGTCACCACTCACGTATGTATTACCGGTCACGCCGAGTACATTGGAAGTCCCACTGTCTTGTACATACAAATTAGACCCGACGTCTAAGGTGTGTGTCGGTATGTCTTGAAGAATACCAACCTTCGTTGCATCATAAATCGTAAACGTATTTGTACGATCGTATGATATTAACGAAAACACTGTATTTATGTAGGATATATAGTAGTTCGTAATCAAAAAACCAAATCCAAAGTTTGTGTCAATCACGAGAACATCTCCCTTTACGATATTCTCTGTGATCACAACCGGACCCGGACTCGCGTCGTTTACGATACCGATTCGCGTCCCGTTGAGCGTGACTTCGAGTTCGTTTCCAAAACCGAGTTGTGTGGACTGAATCGTCATGTTCAAAACACCGGTGACGGGTGACACAACGTTTACATTTGACGAACCGTACACTACGGTTTGTACGGGTGTCTGTGTCTCATGAAACGTCCACGCACCAACATTCGTATTACCCGTCGTGTATAAATCACCATACACCTTAACATCTAAAGGATTTGATGCATTAAGTACGACATTTTGGTCCGTCGCATTACTCGCGGTATATCCAAATGAAAGTTGATCACTACCCTCTTTATAAATCATGGCCACATTACTCCCCGCGACTGTTCTGGTCATCATGACCCCGATGTCGTTTATCCCGGGGTTGTTTCGCGCAATCTCTATGATTGGATCCTTAATCGTGAGATTCTGTGTGTTAATCGTCGACGTGTTTCCCGCGACGAACAATTCGCCACCAATCCACACGTCACCCCCGCGATTAATGTAAAAGTTATTTCCAACATCGAGTAAGTGGATTGGATTTGCATTCCCTATACCAACATTCGACAGTGTAACTAAACCCGTGAATGTATTATTAAATTCAGCTGTATTTGCCGTCACGTTACCCGTGATGAGTACATCTTCAAGACTTACACGCGACCCTGGACCAATATCGACAATCTCCTTCGTTACAAAATTATATACAATCGTATTTGAAGTCGCCCGCTGGTCGAAATCATATCGTAGAGGTGCCACGTAAAATGAATTCGCTGTGAGACTCGGAAAAATTTCCGATGTTGCGTTGAGTACAATCGTATTTTCGGGTTGGTAATCCGATGTATTTTTACCAAGCCTGATCTTCTCTGATCTATCGATGGTACTCAAGTTCTTCACCATTTATATAATCTCGTATTTTAATTGGCGTAGATGAGACCAGCCATGCCATTATTTATTCTGAGGATGTTGTAATTTACCGCGTAAATCGGGTCGTTTATTGGTAAGGTTTCACTGTGTATCATTGCCGAATCGAGACGACTAAAATTGAGCGTTCCTGTGGGTTGTAGGAGACTCGTCGTGAGACAGAAACAATGTAAGAAGATGTCGGGCGACGTCACGTAATTTGTATGATAAAATGAAGCAACATCGATGTAATGGGGTCTTGCCCACTTGTAAATACCAATGTCCGTACCATTGATGCTTATTTTCACTTTATTTGAATCCGATGTGAGCGCGCTTGTATAACTCGTATTTGAACACGCAATATATTTGACGGGATGATTAAAACTGAGCTCTTGAATCAATTCACCGGAGGGGATGTTCTTTTGAACTTGATGAATAAGAATATTATGGCTTCGCGAAGCCATGGTGGCGCGTTCATCGTTATCTAAATAATAATAATTAGCAAACGCTTCCCAATTATAAAGATGTGCATCGGGTCCCCATCGAATGCGAACCTCGACGTTATGATATTGTAACGCACACATCGGAATTGCACTTTGATGATGTTCACAAAAGAAGAAACGTAACGGGTAGAAATACGACCGAGAGCTCAGACCCGGATGCGGGCCGTTCGATGATTTGGAGACGTTGTTCGCAAAGGTATCTATCGCAATCTTCTCACAGAAAATAGAATCCTGTGTGTCGATCACATGACCACCTATTAAAAGTTCTACACTTTCTATCAGTGTTGTCCAGTTTAAAGAATCTAACGACTTCGTGTGGTCGTCGATCGTGAGATATACATATCCCAAAAGATCACCCGTTTTTTCGAAACGGATGGTCGACATAGAGTTACTATTCACAGCTCCCTGTATCGTCTGCTGTTCGAGAGATTGTGAAAAGTTGGAGTGCCTCTTGAAAGAAGAATTAAAAAACGAGACCTCTGGCTCACCCATGATGTGTTCATCTTGTGCACCTATGGCGATGAGTTGGACGATACCAGAAGACATTTATATTACCTTGATGTTATTTTTACCTAAAAGCTCCGCATATTGGGTTTCCTGCAAACAAATTGAAGAATCAAAAAATTCTCACCCGTGGCACCATCTTCAATGGTGTCACCGTTTTGATCACGGATGGTCACCGTGAATCGATCGATTGTGTTAATGGGATCAATGTATTGTGTTACGATTGGATAGTTGTCTCTGAACACGATTAAATCATTCGCACCCGTGTGCGTGTTAGACTCACTAATGAGACTCGCGAACGAGTTTCGAAGAACAGACAACGCCGGTTGAGACGAGACTGATTGTGGTGGGTCTTTAGAGGCTCGATCCGTGAATATAGAATCGAGTTCCGCGATCGACACGTGACAATGTTCCGTCGTGTCCGATGTGTGAATGTGCGCACCGAGAAGTCTCGCTTGCACGACATTTCGGAGAGGTGTGCTCAGGTACACTGTGAAAGTATTCGCACTGTCCTGTCCAACACTATCGAGAGTGATCGTATGAAATTCATAATCGATATCCGGAATACTCGGGGAAATCGCCGTAACGAGTGCCATTTTACTATTATACGCCTAGATTAAAACACCACCGATTCCATCCGTGATTTCATAATCATCGGCATCGCGAATGACCTTTTGCGCACCACAGATACCACCTGGGGTCAGGGATCGGCTGTAGTATCCAGCCGTCTTCTGAGGACCGGCGACACACTCGAGCTTATGCTCAAGATCGAAGATGGACTTTTCGGTCTTCGCCTTGATGACGATCGGCCTGGCCTGATAACCACTGCGGCGAGACTTCAGGAGAGTCAACAAGTAGATGGTACCGATGATAACCAAGATAGCCATGACAGCGCCGCGGTCGGCTTTGTTGAGATTGAGCTTAAACATTTATAGTTTACTGATATTTTTTTTATAAAGTGCGTTAAAGAATTTCTAATACTTTCAAGTTAAAGGGTAGATGGACGAAGAGATTGTTCTCGACCGAGGAAATGCCACAGTCATGAAACTTGACGCAGATGAACAGGCGCTCATGGATGAAATTCACATCAGTGCCCCCAGAATACAAACCCCCAGACGCCCAGCACCGGGCCCTCCGCGAAGAGTCCAGTCTAGACCCGCACCACAACAGGAAGAGTTGGATGCATTCGCGAACCCAAATAAACAGGCCCCACCCCCGAGAATGGAAAACGAAGAAATTGATTACGGTGAAGATGAACCAATGTTCTACGACGATGACGTGGATGACGGTGGTGTGTACGAACGCGAACAAGAAGAACGACCGACGAACGGATTTACATCTGTCGACGAAGAAAAGGCGGATATCCTGAACAAATTGGCGAGACTCGAGAAGAAAGGATTTAATGTGAATAAAAGACTCAACGCGTATTCATCGATCGATGAATTGCGCACGGAAGTCAAGCGAGTCACATACAGTATCGAAGTCGAGCAATCCGTCAAGTTCAGTAAGCGCATGTTGATCGCGTGTGTCACCGGTCTTGAATTTTTGAATAAGCGTTATAATCCATTTGAACTCCACCTTGAAGGCTGGAGTGAATCAGTGATGGAGAACCAAGACGATTACGATAATGTTTTCGAAGAACTCTATGTAAAATACAGAAGCAAGGTCAACGTCGCACCAGAAGTCAAGCTTATCATGATGCTCGGTGGTTCTGCGATGATGTTCCACTTGACATCCTCGATGATGAAGGCTGCACTTCCGAATATGAACGACGTGCTCAAGCAAAACCCCGATCTCATGAAGAACATGGTTCAGGCGGTTCAATCTACGGCCTCGAACACGCAGCGAGAACAATCCTCAAATGACAATGGGCAATACGAAATGCAAGGACCGGGCATTGACATTTCAAAGCTAATGGGTGGTATCATGATGCCACCACCTCCACCGATGAACACATCCCCGATATCCGTGACTCGGGAGCCGGAACCCGTGATGGACGACGATGATGTGTCTGATATCGTGTCTATCTCTGGTGAATCAACTGGCGGTGAACTGAAAGAAGTGAGTGTCTCGACGACGGCAAAACCCAAGAGGACCAGACGAAAGAAGAAAACCGAAATTAATCTGTGAGTATATCATAGATGATAGGATACTGTCCCCTAGAGGAAGATCCGCCCGTGGTTCATCAGCTCGAGGTCAGGCGACCTCAGCTGGAACGTGAACCCTCAGGGCCAGAAGAAACAGAATGTAATTATCTAGTTTTAGCCTTTATCTTGGGTGTTGTCGTGTTAGCTGCAACAGATAGCGCTTAAGTTTATTTTTATTTCCATGTTTGGAATTTGTTTTAATTTGCAAATAGAATTCCAGCCATACCCTTATCGACTCTCAGGATATTGTAACTCACCGCATAGATACTGAGTTCCTCCGTTTCCGCGCGCAAGTAGCCCTTGACGGCGCCCCGCAATATAAGTTTTGCGTTATCGAGTCGACTGAAATTACATGTACCCGTGGGTTTGTATTCAGATGCGTTCATGCAGAAATTATACGCAAAATACCTCGTATAAAATGGACAGTGTTCGGTTTCGTCGAATTGAATGATACCAAATTTACTGTTATTATAGTTTTGAACGATGTGGAAGTATAACGGTGACATATTCTCAAGAAGTGGTGTTCCATTGATTTGAATATCAGCGGTCGTAAAGGAAAAACGATCCGATTCGACTTCCGCCGATCTCGTGACGTATCCAAAAAAGAGGGACTTAACGGGGTGATTGAATTGTGAAATATCGATATCATTATAACCACCACCATTCGTATTATCGCGATTATCATTAGTCTGCGCCGTGGTGTATGTAGCGAGTTTCGTATTTACAACGATTTGTTGGGCATCGACCGCGGGTTGATTGACGGGATTTGCCGATTGTAAAGACAATAGTAAAGTATTCGCTTCGTTGTATTCGGTTTCTGCGACTTTGAGAATATCTTTATAATATTCGGTGTCATCACAAACGATTTGTCTCTTTATATTTTGCACCTGCGTGACGATGAGGTCCATGCGCTTTTCAGTGAATCGTTTACGTTCATCCGTATCTAAAAATATGTAATTTCCATAGCACTTTACACCAGCTACATTCGTCGCTTTAAAGTTTATTCGTATCTCAACTTGATGAAATTGAAGAGCTAATAAAGGGAGAAATGAATTATTATCACAAAAGAAGAAGTGTAACGGGAGAAAATTGGGGTTCGTCGTCGAACACTTGTTATTAATCTCTTGAGACTTCGTGTACGTATCGGCCAAATAGTTTTGCCATATATCGGAAATATAGTCGTATCCATACGAGTCAACCTTTTGTCCACCAATGTATAGATCGATCGTTGATTCAAAAAAATTATTAAGAAGATCCGTGCCTTCAAACCACACCGAATTGATAATGTCTCCGTAGACTGGGATGACGATGGAGTTATCCGTGCTCGTGACCTCCTTTATAAATTTTGGCGCTTGTGAAAAATTCGTATGTCTCGAATATTTCAGATTAAAGAACGACATACCGTCCGATGTCGTCAAATAAACATCTTGGGCACCCTTGGACACCAACTGAACTAATGCTCCAGACATTTAATTTATGTATAGATTATAAAAACAGACACTTTCCCTGAGGGAATTCCGAAGGCTCTTCTTTGGTCGCGTGTCTGGGAATGTTGAACCCTCCTTGACGATAGACTTTCATACGTTTGTAATACATGGCTGTCATGATGGACCATTTATCATGAATATCATAGATGTGTGGATTGTTCTTTTTACCTTTCGTTTCTCGCATGATTCGGCCGATAGACTGGACGATATCGGATTTCGGTGTCGCTAATATTACGGTGTCGAGGGTTGGGATATCCAGACCTTCGTGCGCCTGACTAAAAGTCGCAAAGATGATCTTCTTTTTTGAAGACGCCTGGAGATCCACTTCTTTCATGCCACCCATATACAACCCCGATGTCTTGGGAAAACACTGGTGAAGAAATTCACAATGCCAACGACGTTCGCTGAGCACGAGAAGTTGTCTCGTACCAGCGGATGCCTTTTTAATGAGATTTACGAGCATAATGTTTCGCTGTCGATCTTCGACGACCATCGTCACCATGTTTGGAAGTGACAACTTTCCAAATCGAGTACACGGTGGTGGATTTTTATAATTTTCACACTCATACTCTATGGGAAATACATCGACTTGATCTTGATTCTTTCGTTCAACCGCGAAGAACGTCGGACCCATGAACCAGTGAAGAACTTTCGTGAGACCGTCTTTTCGTTCCGGTGTCGCCGAAAGACCGTATATGTGCTTCGGACACAGTTTAAATAAACTCTGACTAAATACCTTAGCACAAATGTGATGCGCCTCATCCACGATGAGTGTTCCTATAGATTCAAAATCACTATAAGAATATTCCTTGAGTGCGAGCGACTGAAGCATGGCTATGACGAAATCACACTCGACATCCTTCTTATCCTGTTGCACGACGCCTATAGTCGCACCCGGACAAAATTGCTGAATACGCTCTTTCCACTGATCGGCTAAAAACTGTTTATGTACGATAATCATGGTTCGATATCCCAATTTACACGCTATCGCCAGGGATACGGTGGTCTTGCCATACCCGCACGGGAGTGAGAGAACTCCGTGACCTGCCTTAAGAGCAGCGGCAAGAGCTTCGTTTTGATGGGTTGTATCCCTGAGTGTACCCATGAATCGAGCGTTTGATTTTGTGGGTTCTGGACGTTTATCTCGTTGGGGAGATCCGAGTAGGTCAGTTCCAAAGTATCTTGGAACGCAGATTCCATTCTTAGCTGGTTTAAATACCTTAAAAGGTGGTGGAGGATACCCGAAGTCATTATTAACTATAGGTCTTACCGTGAGTTCTTTTTTTATTTGTGATAAATCACACCCACTCACGAGGTATCCAGTCCTCGTCAAAGAGGTTTCCATTATATAGATTTAAAGACTTGAAACTTTATATCGATATAATGCCTACTCTTAACGTCGATGAAAACATTCAAAAGATCACCGAAGCCATCAATGGAATGACGCAAGAAATCTTCCGTCTCGAAGGTTCGCTCCGTGTGTTCCGTGGCTTCAAGGAAGCTGGTCTCGAAAACGTCGAAGTGCCGCTTCGTTCGGAAACGCCTGAAGAGGGCGAAATCGAAGC